TTTGCCACGCTTCAATCAGTTGGCCGGGGTCTACGTTGGGAATCGTGATCCAGTTGCCATTACGTACCATGATCATTGCATCTGAGCATTTGATGTAGTACACGCCCGTCACGATGCAGCCGGGATTGGCTTCTGCTGTTTCGTGCAACACTTTGAAGCCGTCATAGGGGATGACAGTATCTTCACCTACAAAAAACAGATACTTGGCACCTGATTCAAGGGCTTGCTCAATCAAGTAGTTACGAGCAACGTCAACCTTCTCACCGCCGATGTTGCAAAAGCCGTGGGAAAAGCCAAGTAAGTCAATGTGAAGGCCATCATAGCCATCAAAGTTTTGAGCCGCAGTTTCTTCTAAGTTCCGACGAGGCTGGGCAATCACGACATAAGGCGCAATGCTTTTTGACTCATCGTAAATTTCTTGCATGGTTGCAATGATTTTGTCGCGGCTATACACAAATCCTCCTAGAATTTATTAAAAAAGGGTGAAAGACAAACGCCTATGGGGAAGGTGGCGTTAGTGTTGATGCGTTGACCTCTATTTGCCAAATATGGAACAAAATGAATATCTCCATTAGGGGCTAATACACCACCTACGTAAGCAAGGCTAGCGGTATACACCAAACTGTAAGTACTAACTACACCAGCAGCAGATATTTTTTGACCTCTATTTGCCAAATATGGAACAAAATGAATATCTCCATTAGGGGCTAATACACCACCAAAGTAAGCAACGCTAGCGGTATACACAAGACTATAAGTACTAACTACGCCAGAAGCAGAAACTTTTTGGCCTCGGTCTGCAGTAAATGGAATAAAATGTATATCACCGTTAGGGGCTAAAACCCCTCCCGCGTAAGCGCTGCCAGTGGTATATACCAAACTATAAGTGCTAACTACCCCAGAAGCACTTATTTTTTGACCTACTGCTGCGGAGAAAGGAACAAAATGAATATCTCCATTAGGAGCTAATACACCACCCCAGTATGCATTGCTAGTGGTATACACAAGACTATAAGTACTCACTACACCAGAAGCAGAAATTTTTTGACCTCTGTCTGCACTATATGGAACAAAATGAATATCACCATTAGGTGCTAATACACCACCAGCGTATCCACCTGCGGTATACACCAAACTGTAAGTACTAACTACACCAGAAGATGATATTTTTTGGCCTCTGTTTGCATTAATTGGAATAAAATGTATATCACCATTAGGTGCTAATACACCACCAGTGTAAGCAGCGCTAGTGGTATACACCAAACTATAAGTACTTACTACACCAGATGATGATATTTTCTGGCCCCTATCTGCAACATAAGGAACAAAATGAACGTCTCCATTAGGGGCTAATACACCACCGTAAGCACCGCCAACGGTATACACCAAACTATAAGTACTCACTATCCCATTGGTACTGTTATTGTTATACGGCACACCTTCTTGGACACCCAAATCCAAGACCTTCTTTAAGTTGTTCCATGCCACAAGGTCCGTGCCAACCGCACTCGTATCGCCTTTAGGCACTGCGCCGGGGGTGTACTCGGCAGGATACGTAACGTAAATGTCTCGTGTGCCAGCACTCCAGTTGACTGCGTTGCCACTGTTGGATGATGCAAGGATTGTGTCGCGGGATAGCGTTGTACCCGATGATGTATAAGTGCCTAAGCCTAATTCCCAGTCCGTGCCATTCGTGCAGCAGTAGTACGTCTGATTGCCATTACCAATGACTGAGAAGGCTTGGAAGCCTACAGCAGCAGCCCCTACCGTGTAGGTGCCTGTACCCGTCGTGGTGGTCGTGGATTTGACCCTGTCTTTAATGACGTATGGCATGGCTAGAACTTATTAAGGTATGAACTTAGGCATGAATCAATGCCTAGGGGGATGGCTGGGCAGGTTTGGATGCGTTGGCCTCGGTTGGCTCCTAATGGGGTAAAGTTAATTTCGCCATTAGGAGCCAAGACACCACCGGCGTATGCGCCTGGAGTTGTATAAACTAAACTATAAGTACTAACTACTCCGGCAGCAGATATTTTTTGTCCGCGATTGGCATTACGAGGAACAAAATGTATATCGCCGTTAGGAGCCAAAACACCGCCGTTGTATGCCAATCCTGTTGTGGTGTACACCAAACTATACGTACTAACTACACCAGAAGCTGATATTTTTTGACCTATATTTGCCTCTTGAGGAATAAAATGAATGTCTCCATTAGGAGCTAATACGCCTCCATTGTATAAAGCTGTTAGAGACGCTGTATAAACTAAAGAATAAGTAGATACAACTCCGGCGGCAGAGATTTTTTGTCCTATTGGTGCAACAGAAGGAACAAAATGAATATCCCCATTTGAGGCCAACACACCGCCTTGGTATGCACTTATTGGTGAAGTGTAAACCAAACTATATGTACTAACTACGCCAGAAGCAGATATTTTTTGGCCTACTGCTGCACTAAGCGGAACAAAATGTATATCACCATTAGGTGCTAATACACCGCCGTTGTATGCATAGCCTACGGTATAAACCAAACTATAAGTACTAACTACCCCAGAAGCAGAGATTTTTTGACCAACTTCTGCGCTCTGTGGAATAAAATGTATATCACCATTAGGTGCTAATACACCTCCAGCATAAGCATCTGTGGTTGTGTAAACTAAAGAATAAGTAGATACAGTTCCAGAAGCAGAGATTTTTTGGCCTACTGCTGCCCTTGCTGACACAAAATGAATATCGCCATTAGGTGCAAGAACGCCACCTTGGTAAGCAGCGGGTGTGGTATAAACTAAACTAAACGTACTCACGACACCATTCGTGCCATTGTTGTTGAAGGCTACGCCACCATTAACGCTCTTGTACAGATTCTTCTGGAAGTTCTGGAAGGCAACTTCATCCGTGCCAATGCTGCTGTTATCACCCGTCGGTGCTGATCCTTGGCTTGCCATCGCAGGAAAGGGTACGAAGACTGTTTTGGTTCCTGCGGCCCAGTTGACTAAGGCACCACTATTTGAAGATGCCAGCACCTGATCACGGCTTAATGTTGTGCCGGATGAGGTGTAGGTGCCAATGCCTGTTTCCCAGTCCGTACCATTCGTGATGGTGTAATACGTCTGATTGCCGTTGCCGATGTTGGCAAAGGTCTGGTAGCCAGCCCCTGCTAATCCAAGCGTAAAGGTTCCCGTACCCGTCGAGGTGGATGTGACTTTGACACGATCACGAACAACGAATGTCATGGCTTAGAACTTATTAAGGAAGGATGAAAGGCACACACCAAGACCTAATGGTGCGCCGGGGTTGGTATTAATGCGTTGGCCTACGGCTGCGCTATAAGGGATGAATGTAATTGATCCATCAGGTGAGAGGACGCCGCCTGCATACGCAAAGTTAACGGTATACACTAAACTATAAGTACTAACCACTCCAGCAGCAGATATTTTTTGACCTCTATTTGCACTATAAGGAACAAAATGTATATCTCCGTTAGGAGCTAATACGCCTCCGAAATAAGCAGAACTAGTGGTATAAACTAAGCTATAAGTACTAACTACGCCAGAAGCAGATATTTTTTGACCTCTGTCTGCGCTATTAGGAACAAAATGTATATCACCATTAGAGGCTAATACACCTCCTTCGTAAGTATTGGTCCCGGTGTACACCAAACTATAAGTACTGACTACCCCAGCAGCAGATATTTTTTGTCCTACGGCTGCTTGAGCTGGAACAAAATGTATATCACCATTAGGCGCTAAAACGCCTCCAAAGTAAGCAGCGGTAGTGGTATACACTAGACTGTAAGTACTAACTACACCAGCAGACGATACTTTTTGACCTCTGTTTGCGCTCAAAGGAATAAAATGTATATCCCCATTAGCGGCTAATACACCACCTGCGTAAGCGTTGCTAGCAGCGGTATAAACTAAACTATAAGTACTGACTACGCCAGAAGCAGATATTTTTTGACCCCTATCGGCGAATCTAGGAATAAAATGAATGTCACCGTTAGAAGCTAAGACGCCACCCTGATACAAAGTACTACCTGTATAAACCAAACTATAAGTACTAACTACGCCAAAAGCAGATATTTTTTGCCCTCTGTTTGCGCTATCAGGAACAAAATGTATATCTCCGTTAGACGCTAAAACACCTCCAAAGTAAGCACCGCTAGCGGTATACACCAGACTAAACGTACTCACGACCCCGTTGGTACTATTGTTCCCAAAGGTCACATCACCGTTCACACCATTCATCAGTGAGGCTTGGAAGGCTGACCATCCTGATAAGTCTGTGCCAATACTGCTGTTATCAGCACTGGGAACACCACCAGCCGTAGCAGCAGCAGGCCAGCCACAAAATACAGTCTTGGTTCCAGCGCCCCAGTTAACTAACGCACCACTGTTGCTTGATTCAAAGACCTGCTGACGGCTCAGTGTCGTGCCACTTGCCGTATACGTTCCCAGACCTGTTTCCCAGTTCGTACCATCCGTAATCAGGTAATACGTCTGATTACCATCACCGATGGCTGAGAAAGCTTGGTAGCCCGTAGCTGCCGTGCTAAGGGTGAGCGTACCCGTACCCGTGGTTGTGGTCGTGGTCTTGACTCGGTCTTTGAGAACAATCGGCATGACTTAGCTCACGTTGCCCGAAATGACACACACGGTTCCTGACACAAACAAAATACTTGCAATCCCTCGCGTAGCCAAAGTAACAGTATCTTTATCCGCATCAGTGCCTGCAATATACGCTGTCGTGATCGTGCAAGTAATGGTAATGCCTGCTGCTGTGTTATTGAAGACTAAAACAGCGTCACCAGCAGAAAATGTTGAGTTAGGAATCTCAATCGAACCACCAGACCCCACTTCGATGAACTCACCTACATCACTTGTTGCCAAAATATATGCCGTGGTTTTTGCCGATCCTGATTGGGGGATGTTGATGTAGCCAAGCGTTGCAGTCTGTGATGGCGTTGTTAATGTGATATTTGCTGCAAGAGTTGGTGGTGTGATGGTTGCAGCATAGGAGCTTGTACCTCCCGCACGACCTGCAAGGGCCACACCATCTTGGGTAGGGGCAGCTCGTACTGTCTGTGTCGCGGTAAAGGTTTGAGCCGCGCCTAAAACAACACCGACAAACACATAATCAGTCCCATTAAAAGCTACTGTAGCTGATTGTCCGGGCTGAAGCGTGACACCTGTTTGTCCAGTTGCTTTAAACGTCAGCGTGTAAGTAGAGTCAGCATTAATAAGCCTGTATGACCTGCCAAGCGTTGTGCCTGTATTGCCTACTGTGATCGTAGAATTAACAGCAAGCGACGATACTCGAAATCCTGCGTATTGCGCTGATGTTGCTACTATGTTTGTTGCTGAATTTGTACCTTCAGTGGTTTCAATTGTTAATGCGCCTGCCGTAAAGTTTGCACTTGTCAGGTTGGACATCCCAGCGATAGAAATATCAAGATACTGTGTGAGGCCGTTGTTTGTATAGTCCCCCCACAACCCAGACTCTGTACCTGTCGTGATGATTGGGAGATCTAAAAGCGTTGTACGTGCAACAGTCATGTCTTACTCCATTTCTACAAGATCCCACTGGGCATCTTGATAGTTATCACCTGACGCCCAACCAGCATCTTGGTAATTATTAATTAAACTCCAGTATAAACCACCAACAGAATTAACTTGCCCCCGAGCTTGAACACCAGTTAAAGGTACTGTACGAGGTCCAGTGGTTACAGACCCAACTGCCCCGGAAGCCGTAACTCCAGAAAGTTCAACAGGTATTGTGTACGTAACACTACCAACATCCCCCGCTGCTACAACCCCAGATAACTCAACCGTTATTGTCGGCTCAACTATACCTACTTGTCCAGCACTGCTAACTGATGTGAGTACCGTAGTCCCAGTTAAAACGTTTCCTACTGCCCCAGAACCATTTACCCCAGTAATAGCTACAAACTGTTCAAAAGATGCACTTACATTTCCTACTGCCCCAGAAGCTTCAACACCTGTTAACGCTATCTGCCTCTCAGCTACTGTTACAGAACCAACATCCCCTGCTGCGGCTACACTTGTAAGGCTCTGGATAAGTTCCGGAGCTAATGACCCAACTGACCCAACTGCATTTACACCTGCCAAACTCACATTTACTTCTGGGGTTACCGACCCCACTGACCCAGAAGCTTCTACGCCTGTTATCGGAGTTATTTGCCCAGACGCTACAGTTACCGTACCTACCGCACCGGAAGCCTCTACCCCCGTTAACGTCTGGGTATTAGTAAGTGTTAAAGTACCTACCGCACCAGAAGCTTCTGCACCCGTTAACGCTATTTGCCGTTCATCTAATAATACAGAACCAACATTACCAGATGCCGCTACACCTGAGATCTCTACCGCAGGTGTAATATTTACATCAAGGGTTCCTACTTCGCCCGATGCAGCTACACCCGTTAAAGCTATAGTGTTAGTCGCAGTTACATTGCCTACACTGCCCGAGGCAGTTACACCTGTTAGGTCTACTGTGCTTGTTTGAGTTACGCTTCCTACAGCACCTGTGGCGGCAACTCCTGTTAAATCTATCGTATTTGTTTCGGTTACATCACCTACCGCACCTGTAGCAGCTACGCCAGTAAGTGCAACCTCGGTAATACCGCTATACCCCCAAGTACCAGAACCCCAAGGACCGAACCCCCAGCCTTCGGTAATAGGCGCTCCTCCACTTTCACCTGTGGCTCCAAACGCTGCGCCGCCAAATGCTGAGAAACCGAACACATTTTTACCTTGTTATTTCAGTCCAAGAGGTTGTTGCTTCATCCCAGCTATACATTTTTCCGTCCGTGGGCATGGGTGTGGGTGGCTCCCATTGTGCCGTGTTACTGTTCAAAATCCAACTGGCAAAAGGCTGTGGTGGCACGAAGGCGTCAATGTCAGCCCTGTATGTGTAGCCGATCCCTGCGTAATTTTTTCTGGTGTTGCCGTTGTAACTTGTCTGCTTCCAAGTGCCGCCAAGAATCTTCTCAAGATGCGCTGCGCCAATGTGTTCCTTTTCAACGCCAAATGCGTCAGCGGTATCCTTGTTGTCAACCACGACAACTTGCAGCACCAAACCGTTTTCGTCTATGCGGCAGAAATGCGCCATATCAGGCCTCCAGCTTTAATCCAGTTAAATCCATTTCTTCCCCAACAACACCGACAGGAAAGGTATTAAACGATAGTGAGATTCTTGTGTCCTCGCCTTTGACTTCTGGAACCATATGCGTCAGCGACGAAGGAAAGAGAATCAGCCTGCCTGCATAAGCCTCAAACCACCAGCTTTCAGAGTTATACGGGTTCCACTGTTCAGGAGGAAACTTGATCTGCTGCCAGCCGTCACGGTAGAAGTAAATCCTGTCATCAGCGTTAGTCTGCACATAAAACACACCTGAGATGTAGCTGTTGGGGTGTGCGTGTTTGTGATGGTATTGCCCAGGCTCACTGTAGTTACACCAGCTTTGGGTCACTCTCAAGCTGACATTGTGCTTTGGATTGACTGTGCTTTTGAAGTAATCCGAGACTGCATCTTCGATAAACGAACGGAGTGAGGTCAGCGCAGGATCACGCAGAACAAAGTTGTTCGTGCTTGTGGTGTTACCCATGTTGGGTCTTGTTGGCAACTCACGGATAAAAAACAACTCCTCATCGCTCAGCGGTCTACCAAGCTCTGAAAAGCCTACAGGGATGGGGAATAGGTTATGCAACTGCACGTTCAAATTCCTCTTTGGCTATGCCCATCTCTTTCAGTTGCTCATCGGTGTAGATCGTAGGGATGCTGTCTTCAAACTCTCTGATCTTGTCAATGACCCAATACACTTCTTCAATACTTGGGCATGGCCGTGGATCATCCCACCTAGTAAAGACGTTGTTACTGATTTCCCACTTTGCACCTGGACGTAGTAGGTGCATGGCTGTATCAATGCCTAGAAATTTGTAAACTTTTGTAGTCATGTTATTGATTGATTTTGATGATTACGATACCGGAGCCGCCATTTCCACCTGCCCCTCCTGGCTCGCCAACATATCCACCACCACCTCCTCCACCGCCGGTGTTTGCTGTTCCTGCTGTAGCAGCGGTGTTGTTAGCTGTTCCACCTCCACCGCCACCAGACCCTCCTGAGCCTGCTGTTCCGCCTTGCGCACCACCACCACCTCCGCCAGCATAAGTAACACTGGAACCCGATATAGGAGATGCCGTTCCAGCCCCACCATTTCCTGAATTTGGAGACGCTCCGTTCCCGCCTGCCGCTGATGCCCCGCCGCCGCCGCCACAGCCATTTGACCCAGACGCCCCTGTTCCTCCGTTATATCCTTGCCTAGTTCCAGAAATAAATGGCGACCCAGGATAAAGCCCAGAACCACCAGCTACCGCAGCATTAGAAGCGCCGCCACCTGAACCTCCGTTTCCAGCCACCGGGGTATTTCCTGATGATGCACCACCACCGCCACCAAACGCATTGACACCACTGAGTGATCCGGTTATGGTTGTGCTTGATACGGTTTGACTTACATTGACTGTATAAGTACCAGCTCCTCCTGTGCCTGTGCCATAAGCGGTGATGATTGTTCCCGTGGTTACACCTGTTCCTGACAACGCCATACCTGCATAAAACGTATTGGTTACAGTTCCACCAACGGTAAGCGTTGTACCAGAGATAGAAGATGCGGTTCCAGAAGCATTAGAAATAGAAGGATCGTTACTAATACCTGTTCCAGAGAACGAGGAATTGCATCCATTAATACCCTTTGAATTTGTTCCTGATGATCCAGCCCCACCGCCACCCACTATGATTGTGTAATCTGATCCAGCAGTTACAGATACGGCTGAACCAATAACGTACCCACCAGCCCCTCCCCCGCCGCCAACACGGCCACCGCCTGCACCACCACCCGCAACCACAAGGTAGTCAACAGAGGTCACACCCGTAGGACATGTCCACTTAGTCGTGCCTTTGAATACAAAGACGGTTTGACTGGGGACGGTGTACTTTAGGATGACGATACCGGAGCCGCCTGTACCGCCATTCTGATTAGCAGCATTGGCATTACCGCCTGAAGCACCGCCACCTGTGTTTGCAGTACCTGGATTACCTGCTGTATCGCTTGTTGCCGGTGTAGATGCGCCGCCACCTGTACCACCTGTACCGCCTGTGCCAGCATTTTTACCGCCAGCCCCTCCACCAGCATACGTAACACTTGACCCAGAAATTGTTGTCGCTGTTCCATTGCCGCCGTTTCCAGCAGCATTTGCGCCCGCATTACCACCTACCGCACCAGCGCCACCACCACCACCACCGGCGTTTGTATTACCTGTTCCACCTGTATTGCCTTGAGTTGCATTGGAATCAGGAGGCGAAGATGATGCCGGAGTATTGCCAGCGCCTCCTGTGCCACCAGAGCCTCCTGTTGTCCCTGTGCTTCCGCCTCCACTACCACCAGCTAAAGCAACAGCACCAGGGCCACTTACCACCCCAGATCCTCCACCACCTCCGCCTGCTGATGTAATTGTGCTAAAAATAGAGCTTGATCCAGAAGTTCCGGCAACTGTGTTTGAGGTACTTCCAGCGCCACCGCCTCCTACGGTAATTGTGTAATCCGTACCTGCTGTAACACTTAAACCAGTCCCCGTTCTAAAGCCACCTGCCCCACCCCCTCCTGCTCCATTCCCTGTCCTTCCACCCCCGCCACCACCAGCGACAACCAAATACTCAACACTAGTAACACCAGCGGGGCAAGTCCAAGTAGACGTAGCGGTAAAGGTTTGGACGACAATATAACCACCAGCTAAGGGCCAGATGCCCTGCTGTTTAGCTATCAACTGCTCCATGAGCGACCAAACACCTTTGGCCGAGCTTAGTGTTGGTATGTTTGCGGGGCCGATTATCCCGCCATTACCTCTGGGCATGGCAACTCCTAGCTAATATCTTCGTAGCTGCAAACAATCTTCAAATCGCTTGCCGTACCAGCCGTAGCACCTAGTGACGTATTTTCCTCAAGATAAACATAAGCGTCTTTGTCAATCACCACAAGCGTTGCATCCGCTGGTACTGAAACCGTCGAAGCAATCGGTGTTGCTGTACCACCTAAAGCCGCAGCCGAGTAGTAGTTAATTGTGATTTCAGCAGCACTCGTTCCGTCTACATTGGCAACATACAAGGCATTAATCTTTAACACCTTACCGGATGATGCAGCGTTGCTGAGGATTGACGTCGCTGAGGTTGAGCTTAAATCAACCGTCACAGTCTTACCATTTATCGTGGTCGGTGATACTAAATTCGGTGCGGCCATGCTACCCCCAAATCATTGCTGTCATGACTGGGCTAGGACCACCCCCACCGCCTGTTGCAGCAATGGTTGTTGTCCCGTTACCCGCTGTAATTGATATACCCGTTCCAGCCGTCAACCCGTAAACCGAACGCCCAGCAGGATAAGTTACAAAGACGTTCTTAGTTCCGGCACCGAAGTTAACCAAGCTGCCCGAGTTACTCGATGATAGTACCGTCGTCCTACTGAGCGTTGTCCCAGAGGCTGTATACGTCCCTATTCCAACTTCCCAGTTGGAACCGGATTGGTCTGCGATAGTGTAAAAAGTAGTGTTCCCGTCCCCGATGGCGGAAAACGATTGAAACCCAGTTGCAGCACCAGCTAGGGTTATTGTCCCCGTGCCAGTGCTGGTCGTAGTTTCCTGTACACGATCAGCAATTACAAAAGCCACGATTATGTCGTCGCAAGTCTAAGTAAAGCGTTGGTCGTGTTGTTTGTAGGCATCGTCAGTGTAAACGTACCAGCCGTAATCGTCTGTGAACCGAACGTATGAACACTAACAGAAGGACGATTACCAGAACTTCCTTGAGAATTATTAAAAATTAACACTGCATCAAAAGCTGTAGAAAGCGTAACGCTGGTGTACGTAATTGACGCTGTAGGGGTAGTAAACGCCGTACCTGCCGTAGCAGAAACATTGGTTGCCGTTGGAGCATTCCAACCAGATATCGCCACCCCACCCGGTGTGTATCCTGTCCCTGAAACCTCCCCACTCATTGCTACCGAACCAACAGTTCCTGTATAAGCCGTTGTGCTTGCATTAATTGTCGCTGATGCTAGAAACAACGCTGCTTGAAATGAATCTGCCGCAGTAGATCCTCTTGTTACGCCAGTACCAAAGTTATGAGTGCCAGTTAATAACTGCCCCATAAATGAAGTGCACATAGATTGGGTATTAGCCATGATATTTCCTTAAAAAGTTGCTACTTCCGCACCCGCAAATGCGGGCATTTGTTTCAAAGTAACGTGGGCAGAACGATGAACTAGCTCACCCTCATGCCAATACTCTACCCATGTAGTGTATTCGTTATCGTTGTCGATGACACCTTCTTTTTTATCAAGAAGCGCCTCATCCATATTACCTTTAGTTGTAAATACTGTTGCCATCAAGATAACCTTATTAATGCGCCGGTGCTGGTATTAGGAGGAAACTCAACTACAAAAGTAGTTGTAGAGATTTTATCTGAACCAAAATCAAGAACACAAATTGTTGGATTACCAGTTGTTACCCGATAAATCAAAGCACCCCGAGCAGTGATAGCACCACTCCAAGAAGCATTAGAGAAGTCAATATAAGCAATCCCTGTGGAACTATCAATAGCAAGTGAAGGAGTGATAAGCTCCCCGCCCGCCGTGTAGCCCGTAGCCACAACTTCACCAGTCGTACCCGTATAAGTCGTAGTAGTCTGATCAAGCGTAGCATCGTTTGTGTACAAAGCTATCTTAAACGTCTGAGCTGTTGTTGCCGAAAAATCAAAATCCCCCTCAAACAATTGCTGCTTAAAAGAGTTACATGTGTAGTTACCAGTAAAAGCCATCAGTTCACCGGCACTCTAAGTTGGCCGGAACGATAAGAATCTCTGCGGTCCATACCGTCACCAAGACGTTTAGCAAGCATGATGGCTTCTTCGTACCGTTTTGTATACTGAGCAATTACATCCGCCTCGCCCTTCATATAGGTATATCCCTCGATCAAAGCACCATAGAGGAGTACAGAATCAAAATTATTACCAAGCCAAGATGTACTAGCTGTAACGATTGATTCGGGGTAAGCATAGTAATTAAGTTGTACTGTATACGCTTGATCTGGGGTAGGAGCAAGTATAAAGCTCGTGTCATTAGTGATCGTGCCCCCGGTCGTTGTAGGTCCAAATAAAGCGTAGTACTTAGGAATCCCAGTTGTTGTTGGGTTAGGGTACGCGGCCCTGATGTATTCCACATCTTTATTTAGAAGAAACTCATAACTACCCGTAGAGCTGATAACAATAAAACTGTACGACGCCAAAAAATCAGTTGGGCAGTTTAGGTACATAGCCGTCGAAGGAGACACGGCATAACTGCCTGTTACGCCTGCTTGCGTTTTCCTAAATCTTGGAAACTGTACAGAATTATAAATACGCTGTTCAGCTTGTTGAATAAAAGTATCAATCTGCTGTTTTGCAGTCAACGTGGCTGTACCCGATCCAGACGAATCCACCCCAACAAACGACGGAAAGTCGTTTTCTAGATAACCTTGAACCGTCTTAAAGAGGGTAGCGTAGTTCATTAGCCCATCTTCTTAGAAGCGCCCGTACCCTTTGTAGCACATCCAGTCCCACGAACTTTCACAGTCTGGGTGTTAGGTATGTTATTAGGGTAACCGTTATTTGTATCTTTGACAGGCACCGGCGTTGGCATTTTATTGTGCATCATTTTGCTCCCATTTTATATTT